AAAGCACCCCTGCCCAGTATGACACCGCATCGGTCCACGGATACGGTATTGGATCAGGATCGTTGTCGGTTAAGAGCGGCGTCGGAATGCAAGTCAGATCGACTTCCATCGGCATTGCCTGTCCGGGGATTGGCGCGAGATAGACAGAGCCGCTTGGCCCCTCGCCGAACTGCGACCACCAGCCGGGTTCTGAGATCGTGCCGTAAAAGGTGCGCCCATAAATGCGGAACCGCGCCTGAAAATCGGTCCAGACAATTCTTCTCCATAAAGGCTTCCAGGCGCCGCCCTGGATGATCCATGCGCCATTGTCCTGCTGCTGCCATTTGCCGCCGATGGCAACGGCAAGCGAGCGGCAAGCCAGAACGGATTGCACGCCGGGCAGGGTTTGCTGCACCAGCGCGTTCCAGGCGGCGAATGGATAGACTTCTTGGTTAGGTAGGGTCTGCACCCCCGGAGGAACTATTCTCAGACATCCGCTTGCGGCGGCTACTCTTCGTCTGCTGCGGTTGATGTAGGTGTTCAGTGTCGCTTCCGGGAAAAATTGGCCCTGAATGTCGTTCAGCAGATTCCTCGTGTCCGAGATGTATTGAGCCAGCATTGCGTGCAGCCTCAAAGAGGTGCGGCGTCAGATTTGATGCACCGTTGAGTGTAATCTGCGCGGTGGTCGCCGTCGATGGCGGTGTCACTACGGTCCAGACACCGCCGCTGCGCGATGGATTGGTGGAAATATTGGAAAACACAATTGGCACGCCAGTCGGCGGATTGTTCGGAAAGCCGGCGTAGGCGGTCGTTGCTGTGTATTGCGGGAAATAGCCGCTCGCGGCCGGCACCGTCGCGCTGCCGGTCTTGTAGGTCGGCTGCACGACGCCCGCCACAGAGGGAGGTACTGCGGCGGGCGCTATGGCCGGACCGACCAGCGGGCCAACAGGAACATGCCCGATGGGCGGCGGGGTCGGCGGTGGAAAGGTGGGTGCTGCGCCGCCTCCGGCACCAACGGCCGGCGGCGGATAGATCGGCACGAAGGCTGGGAACACATCGGCCGTACCGGTTGATCCGGTGTAGGTGAATAGCGGAGTGGCAGACGTGCCGCTGCCGCCGGGCGTCTGCACAGTAATGGTAGCAACTTCGTCTGCTGCAGCCGGCGGCGTCTTGCAGGTAATCGAGGTGTCGCTGACGACGACAACGTTAGTCGCCGGCTGGCCAGCAAAGCGAACCGATGTTGCGCCGGTGAAGCCGGTGCCGGTGATAGTCACTGAGGTGCCGCCGGCCGGCGGACCTGACGTCGGAGCGACGCTAGAAACGACAGGCGCTGCTAGGAATTCTGGCTCGCCCATTACCGCCCCCGTCGCATGCGGGTGGGGGCCGGTAACTGACGCTGAGCCGACCACGGCCCAAACGACGGCGGACACGGCGGTGGCGGACATGGCAGTGGCGGACACGGTAGCCACGCCGGTGGTGACCACGGCGGCGGCGGACACGGCGGCGGCGGACACGGCGACGGCGGCGGCGGTGCCGGCGAAGGACCGGCAATTAATCCGGTGCCGGGCGCGCGGGTCTCGCTCTCGAACGGCCAGGGCGTGCGTGGTGTGGGAAAGCCGCTGTCGAAGAACGTCGGCGTCCGCGGCATCTGCCAGTAAGCCGGATCATTCCATTGCGAGCCCGGAATGACATAGCGCGGCCGCTTCGCCGGCAGCGCGATCGGCGGCGGCGGACACGGCGGCAGGACGCCGGTGACGACTTCAGACGGTGGTCTTATGGAGGCGGAGCGGGTCCAAATGTTGCACCTCCAGTGATGCCGTTGACGATCACCCCGGTTGAGGGCTTGCTGCAGACCAGATTAAGCGCGGTCAGTGACAAGCCGACGGATGCAATCTGGCCTTGTGGGATGGTCGAATACCACCCAGTCCAGGCGAAATTTGCATCTTCGTGTATAACTAACGTTATGTATTTGCTATTAAATCCGAACGCGGTGCCCTTCGGGCAATTAAGGTCGAAAAAGATCGGTGTGTCGCCTAACAGGAGACCGCGGAATCCACTATTGACCGGGTCGTCCTTGCCCCAGCGGCTGGCTGGATCATTGTTGTAGCGCTCGACCGACATGAAGTCGGTCATCAAGGTGGTCCAGTCTTCAATCGACATCACGACGAAATCGAGCGCCTCGCCGCCGGCGTGCTTGGCGGCGTTGAGCAGGATCGGGATGAAGGTGGCGCGGGTTAGCACCGCACCCGCCGCTGGGACTACGAGGCCGGCCCAGGTCGGATAAGTTGCCCGGCTGAGGCCACCATAAACGTCGACGGCCGCAGTCGTCGGCAGCGTGAGAGCCGTGACGCCGTCACTATAGGCGTCCGCAAGGCCGAACATCTGCAGCGCGACATTGCCGGCGTTGGAGCCAAACAGTGCGGCGGCCAGCGAATGCAGCGCCGAGTTTTTCAGATCGTTGAGCTTGAGCATCAAGCGGCTGGCGACCGCGATCGCGTCCTGGGTCACTAGCTGCTCAAGACCCAGAGAAGATACCGGTGTCGCCAGCGCGCAGAGATTAAACTCGGCGTTGACGGTGGCGGCAACATCGGTCGGCAAATTGAACTGGCCAGCCGGGCCTATCCATGAGGACGTGACATACTGGCCAGTTTGCACCGGCTGCGTATAAGGCGAAACGCCACCCGATGCCCGGATGGCATTTCTGAGCAGCAGGGCGAGAAGCGGGTTCTGCCGATAAATCAGAATAACGACCATCTGCGCGAACACACGGCGCACAGTTGCTTCGAGTTCGAGACCGATAGGTCCGCTCGGAATCAGCCCACTGCCCAGGATCGGCATGTTAGAACCTCTGTTGCTTGCGGCGTTCCTCGTCGCTGTAGAGCGACTTCAAAATTTCTGATCGCGCCCAACCCTCAGGGTCTTTGGCGATCTCGGTGAAGCCGGGGGCCTTGTCGTGATTCCACCGGCCGTCATTGAAGGTCACGTCGCTGGGCCTGGGTTCCTTGCTGGCCTTGTAGCCAGCCGCTACTTCGTAATCGCCGACATTGTGGTCTACCATGAACTGCTCTAGCTCTTCCATGGCCTTGTCGGTGAAGCCGTACTTGCTCTGCGTGTCCTTGCGGACGTTCTGAAAGCGTTCTTGCTCTTGGGCCTTGCGTTCGCTGGCCTCGCGATCCTCGCGCTCTTTACGTTCAGATGCAAAGCGCTCCTCGACTTTAGTTTCGAGGTCGTAGTCGGGAATGGCGAGATTGGGATATTTCTTTTTGATCAGCGCCTTGGCCTCTTTGGTCAGCGCCGGGTCCTGATAGATGCTCTCGACGAAATCTGCTATTTGCCGCCGGCCCTGGAGGAATGTGTATTCCTCGTCTGGAATTGTTCGTGGCATCAGCGCGCTCAGTTGTTGTTGGACTTGCCGATGATGTTCGGCTGCAGCGGCACCCCGCCTTCAGGTTTCGGCACCACCTTCGGGATCGCGCCCCACTCGCTCACCTCCGACTGGGTATCCACCTGGAGAACCGTCCGCGGCGGGGTCTCGGGCGGCGTAGTAATCGGCGGGTCGTATGACCTGTTTTGAGCCATCTGCGAAGGTCTCCTCTATCATCACGGTCCAGCCTGGACCAAAGAGCTTGAGGGAAAACTCGGCGCAAAAAACCGCCGCCTCAAGGTCCGGGAAGTCGATCGGGCATGGCGAGACCGGACCGCTCTCGCGGAAGGCGACAATACGATAACAGCTCATGTGTTACAACGTGCCACCTTGTGTTACGAGCCCGGCAGTGGCGTCGAGGGCATCGGTGCCGGCGGCTGGCCTTGTGGCTGGCCTTGCGGCTGGCCGCCCTGGCCGCCGCCTGCAGGCCGTCCGCCGCCTTGCTGGCCCATGATGTTCTGCAAAATGAAGTTCTTGGCGAGGCTTCCCAGCAAGTCCATCAGATGCGTCTTCTGCATTCCCGCGGGCGGCGCGCCTTGCGCGACATGCTTGCTCAAGCGCTGGGTGGCGCGCAGTACGTCCTGCTGAATGGGAGTGCCGGGCTGCAGGCCGGGCAGCGCTTGCGACAGCATGCCGATGGCGTGCTGCACCAGCGACATCGAGGACGCGGTATCGCCGGGGCCGGGCGCGGAGACCTGCGGGCCGCGCTGGCGATTGGCCAGCGAAGCCAGAATGGGGCCGCCACCCTGCGGCGGTCCGGCCGGCGGGCTCGCTGCGGCCGGCGGCGGACCTTCGTTCTGATCAGGAGCTGCGGCGCTGTCGAGGAATGACATTGTGTTACCTCGTAACACAAAGCTACAACATCATTGCCGCTTTCGTCCACCGCCACCGCCGCCGGACTTGCGGCCGCCGCTGGGGAAGCCGAGCACGCCCTTGAGCAGCTCTTCTTTCTTTTCTTCCTGTGCGGTCTCGGCCGCCTTCTTCTGCCGCTGCCGCAGCCGGGCTAGCAATAGTTCGGCGCCGGGCGGATGCAGCATATGGATCAGGTCCTCGGCGTCGACCGCGCCGGCACGGGCCAGCGCGATGGCGACCTGACGGTTATCCTCGGCGAAGGCCGGTGACGCACTATGGCTGTCAACCTGGATTTGGAAATCGTCCGGCATGGTCTTGAGCAGGAATTCAATTTTGTTGTCGCCGGTGGTGTAGATGCGAGCGTCCATCGCCTGCATGATGCGGAAGCACAGGTAGCCGCTTTCGTTGAGCTGGCGCTCGATGCGCGCGGCCTGGTCGATCAATCGCGGGGTCGAGGTTCGGACCAGGGTTTGGGCGTGGACCCCTGCCCGCACCCCTGGTTCACCCTGGCCCGACATGACGGGGCTGAATCCTGAAGCCTCGTCAAAAAGCTGGAAGAGAAACTGGAGTTCTTCCAGATAGTTCTGCGGCGGCGGGTCGACTAGCTTCTTGGCTGATGCGTTCGGATTGGGGTCATTGATGAAGCCGCCCTCGCTGAGAATTTTGAAATACTGCTCTTCGGTGATCGAGGTGAAGCCGGAAAATACTTGCGGCGCCGCGACATTGCGGTCCCACATGACTTTTATGTCACGCAGACGCTTGTTCAGAATATCCTGCAGCATCTGCACGTCGGCGATCAGCGAGCGGCCCCAGAAATAGCCGGGGGTCGGCTGCGCCTGGATTTTCACGAATGGCTGGCGGCCGGGAACGCGCGAAATGTTGCGCCGGGTCTTTTCGCCCTCGATGATGATCGGCTCGTGGCCGTAGATCATCTGAATGGTGGTGTAGTCGCCATCGCGGTCGCGATCTTGAATCCACAATTCGCAGTGCTTAACGGTGGGGGCGAGCTTGCGATTGGGCCGCCACGGTGTCGGTACCGGGAAAACATTAACGATACCGGCAGCCTCGCTGCGTGGCGCCCCTCCAGGATAATCACCCAGCGGGTTGAGCCCGCCGACCACCATCTGGTGAAAGTAAGTCGGCCGCTCACTGTCCTGCTCTCCGGGCCGGGTTTCGCTGATTTTTTCCAGGATGGCGTTGCGATCAGGGTGCTTCTCAAGAACCTGACGCAGCCGCGATACTGTTGGATAGCTGACGTGACAGAA